CCATTCTAACTCCCCTGGTAATTGAAGGAATCAAATCGATTTTCAATGAATCTTGGAAAATGTGCGAAGATAACAACGAAATGTCGAAATATCTCATGACTTTCCAGAATCTTCTCTCCAGAATTCCGAAATGGAATGCGATTATTGTAGAAGAAGAACGTAAAAGAATTATGGAGAGAAGTGGATGTAATTATTTAGAAGATTTGATTACCTGTGTCCATATTATTCAATTAAAAGTACTTACTTGTATTCGTGTTGGAAATAAACAGAAAAAAATAGATATATCTATACCAAAATTAGATAATTTCATTCACAAAGTATACATTCATGTAGCCCGTAAAGTATACACCAATGTTTATTTATTTGAAAAAAGTATTTCTCCGCTATTAGCACAAAGAAATTCGAGAGAGCTTGAATTAATCGTCCAAGAGTGTATTTTAACTACTATTCGCGAAAGCATTCCAACAGAAGAAATTATTCGAGCATATATGGACGAAAGTGTAGAACAAGAAGAAGAAGTAATTATTGAGAACATTGTAGATGAAGTTTCTGATAAAGATACAACTAACAATGAAGAGACAAATGGAAGAGAAACCCCGTTGGCAAATGAGCCAGAATTACTGCCTGTAGTTCCTGCTATAACAAATATAGATAATGAACCTGTAATTACACGATTGTCATTTAATGATTACGATAGCGTCCAAGATGCAATTACTGGTAGTGTAAGTGAAATCAATGCTCCAAAAACAATTGATCGATTGGAAGAAATTAGTACATCTAGAGCAATACAACGTAAATTAGAAGAGGAAGAAGAAGATATTAATGACAAAATACGTATTCACACTGATAGTATTAAATTAGACGATTTAGAAATATTTGATTTTGATAAAAAAGATAAAAATAATAATGACAATGTAGAAACTTTATTAGACGATATTGAAGAATTAGTATAATTTAGAACAACTCGTAAAATATCAATATTAATTATTTGATATTTTAGTATAGTAATCCAACGATATGGAAAAAATTTTGTTATTAGCAATTAGTATTTCAGTACTTTTTTTTATTATTAAACTAGTAATGATGAAATATGTTGAAAAAGAAACCAAACCACTGAAATTTTTAGTTCGTGATGCATTTGTAGTATTTGCATCCGCATTTTTACCTATTTTTGTATTTTTTCAAATGAGTGGAACATTCAATACTTTATTTGGAATTGGTGGTGGCGGTGGAGATAATATTCCACAAACACAAATATTTACGGATACACCTGGATTTTAAACAAGTGGGTGAATTATTCATCCAATAACATTAAGGCCATTGCAGCATAATTATGCAAATCCAATAATGTATCGCGAATGCCTTCATCGTTTACCAAATTAACACCATTTTTTGTAATAGACAACGAACGTTGTATTTTATCTTCAATACGCATTAACACTCCAATAACACCATATTTCGCAAAAGCATCACCATAGTCTATGTTTTTTTTAGTAAATAAATCCAACCCTTCTTTTTGTATTTTTTCCATTTGTTCTACACGATTCATCGTTTCAGATTATACAAGTAAATAATATAAATCGTAGTGTTTATATTATTTTTTATTTTTACAAAATCGGTCTACAGTTTCAATGTTTCATCAAATAATGGATATACATCACGATCGTGTGTAATAATAAGAATACTTTTCTTATATTGTTTAAAATCTCCTATTAGCATTAATAATTCGCGTTTCAATTCAGGGTCCAATGCATTTGTAGGTTCATCCAATATTAATATTTTTGATGGATTAATTAAACCACTTATAATATTAACGACTTGGCGTTGACCGCCTGATAAATTTTCTCCAAGAGAACCTGCATATGAATTATAAATATCTACATTTTTATACAACCCCTGTATTTTTGGATACTTCATAATATCCTTTAAAAAATCTTTACATTTATCGGTATCTTTGCACCCATACATCATATTATCTATAATTTTTTTATCGAATAATCTTGAGTTTTGATTAACATATGTTATGTTTTTGCGAATATAATCAGGATCAATAGTAGAAATGTCAACACCATCTATATATATTTTTCCACTGACAGGTTCATATAAACGCAATAATAATTTGGCAAATGAAGATTTGCCCTTTCCACTCAGTCCAGTAACACCAATTATTTTTTGATCTGTATCAATATTCAATGATGTATTTGTGAAAACTGGCGTTGTTTTTTTACTTTTATAATAGAATGTAATATCGTCGAATTTAATATTATCAAACTTTAATTCATGAGTATTGTAATTTTTATTTAACAATTCTTGGATATTTAGATCATCACCCAACATTTTATTAAAATCTTCTGTAATATATTCAATTCTACCTATAAATTCTAACCAATCTGGTAAATTATTAATAGTTCCAATTATACGATCTCTATATAATAATAAAATAGTCATAAATGTAATGAATATAGTCGTGCTAATTTTATTAGTATACTTCAATTGAATCAAATAAAATAATGAAACAAAAATAATAATATATACAAAAAATGTTAAAATGCTAGTATAATTTGATATTAAATTCAAAAACCCTATTCCTGAATGAATTGCATCATCAGTTAACGTTGTAAAATTAGATATTTCATTTTTTGTTTCACCTCGATAAATTACCTTATCAATATTATTTAATATATCTATTATAAATTTTTCATTTCTATTAATTATCGTCTCTTGGACGTTCTTTTCTTTTGCTAAATTAATCCAATTCATATAAATATAATAAAATAATAACAAGTTTGCAATCAAGAAACATATTCCGAAAGTAGTATTTTCATATAAGAAATAAAATGAAATAATTAATAAAAATGCGACTGTAGGTATAATTACCGTAATAATATCGAAAAATAATGCATAAAATGATACTGAAATACGAGTAATTGGAGTGATAAATTCTATAAAATTAATGTTTTGCATATTTTCATTATTCGATTTTAAAATAATTTTGAATATCTCGTGCTTAACCCATTGAATTATTTTTGTAATTAAATTATTTTGATACCTTTTATAAATATAAAAAACAATGAAAAATACAATAGATGCAGCTATAAAATACTTAAAAAACTCTAATGTTATTTTTTTTGAATTTTTTTCAACGGATTGAATAATATTTGCAGTAATGTAAGAAATACCATTTGTTTGAATCAATGTAATAGCTAAACTTAATACGCATAAAATAACCGTATTTAATTTTTCTTCTTTGAAAAATTCTGATATCAAATAACTTATAATATCCATAAAGTATATTATAAGTGTATAACAAAATTTATAAAAAAATTATTAATTCATTTTTTATACGTAAGATGGCATTTTATCTAAATTCATGAACTCAATATTTTGCGATTTCTTTGTCGAAATTTCAAATTTACTAAAAAATGGATAATTCAATTGTGATTGTGGAGTATGCATATGGACGTTTCTTGCAATCATTTTATACAATTTAAAATTTGGGTATCTTTCTTCGCCATTCTTTTTATATAATACATTTTTACCAGCATCATCTTGGCACCATCTGTATATAGTTTTTTGAAATTCGTCCATGTCTTTTTTATCCATATCATCTTCAATAATAAAGTCGTAAATAGAACATCCTAATCTACATAAATCAAAACTATAATTTGGTTCGAGTAATGGTTTTTCTTCATTATAAAATGGTCCAAAATTATATTGTGTGGCTGCATCGCCGCCGATTGCGAAACTATCGCTACATAACAAATGGGTATTATATTTATAAATACTTCTCCCAAAATCTATAATTTTGAAAATTTTACCATATGTTGGAATTTTATAATTTTTTTTATTGAATTTATAATATAAGAATTCTTCTGTAGTATGGACGTACATAATATTATTTGTATGCAGGTCATTGTGTGTCATATGAAATGCTTTTTGGTAAGTAATTAGAATCATTATAATTTGAAATAATATACTTGCGCTATTTTCATCGTTTACTTCATTTCGCTCAAACAATTGGTCTAATGTACCATCGCATTTTTCAAGGCAAATCATTTGAACTGGGAAATTATCAATATATGCATAAATTGGAGTTTCTTCATCATCGTGATCTTCCTCTGATTCGACATTTTCTTCACTATCTTCAGTTTCCATGCCTTCTGAAGTATTTTCAATGTCACTATCTGTATCGGATTCATCGGTATCGGATTCATCGGTATCGGATTCTTCGGTATCGGATTCGCTTCGTTCATCGCTATTTTTATCTCTCAAATATATTGGTTCTATAATTTCATTTGAATCGCATATTTCATTCCTATCACTCTTGTCATTATCAATATCTATAATAGAAATATTCGATAGATTATGATTATTTTTTGTCTGAATTATATTAATTTTCATTTTATTTGGTCTTGAATTATTGTTTTGGTTGAAATAAGATACTATTTCATGATTTGTAATTTTAAATAATTTTTTTGCATTGTTTAAAAAGAAACTGGATGAATTTAAATATTCAAAATCATCTAAAATATTCATTTTAAACTTTTCTTGGATTGCTGTAAAATTACCATAAAAATCAATACCATGTTTAAAGTTGTGTGTATGTAGCAATTGACTCGATAAAAAACTAAAAAAACAATCTACATAAGCAGCATTGTTATAATATAATATTTTTTTATCACATTGTTCTGAATTTGAAATTAAAGAAGGTAATGCATGGATTTTTGGATCATTGATATTATATTTACCAATCATGTATCGAATAGGATCAAGTAGAGGAGAATATTTAATAAATATAGGTTTCGGGCATACGGATAATTCAGTTGTATCTAAAACTGTTTCTAAATCAACGATGTGATATCTATGATTTAAAGATATTGAATTATAATTATTTTCATTTATATCAAAAAATAATGGATATATGGGTTGATAATTTTGGAATTGTTTTACTGAAAATGGGTTGTAATTGTTATTAATGTCATCTTCTGTTGGTAAATACTGTTTTTCTAAAATAGATAAGTTTAAATCATTTGATTTTTTATAAGTAATATTAAATTTAAGTGTATTTTTTTCAGCTTTTTTCATTATACGACAATTTTATATTTTAAAACTTATAAATAAACGCTAATTATTTATCGTAATCCTAAATAATATTCTGATTTACTAAATTATTCGTTTAGTGAAATAGTATTATATATTCCTATAAATTATAGGTTTTAATGACATTAGAGTTAAAAAAATTTAATATGAGAGATATAACATTCAAACCGGATGAGAACAAGGGACCGGTAGTAGTTTTGATTGGACGTCGTGATACCGGAAAATCATATTTAGTTCGAGATTTATTATATTATCATCAAGATATACCAATAGGAACTGTTATTTCTGGAACTGAAGCCGGAAATGGATTTTACAAAAATCATGTTCCTAAGTTATTTATTCATGATGAATATAATACAGTATTAATTGAATATGTTTTACGTAGACAAAGAGCGGTTTTAAAAGAAGTTAAAAAAGAAATAGATACATATAAAAAAAGTACGATTGATCCGCGCGCGTTCGTAATTATGGATGATTGTTTGTACGACCAGTCTTGGACTCGTGATAAAATGATGCGTTTGCTTTTTATGAATGGTCGTCATTGGAAGATTATGTTAGTTATTACTATGCAATATCCGTTGGGTATTCCACCTAATTTGAGAACAAATATTGACTATGTATTTATTTTAAGAGAACCTTATTTAGTCAATCGTAAGCGTATTTGGGAAAATTATGCGAGTATGTTTCCAACTTTAGAAAGTTTTTGTGCGGTTCTTGATAATACTACAGAAAATTTTGAATGTTTAGTAATAAACAATAATGCAAAATCGAATAAATTAATAGACCAAATTTTTTGGTATAAAGCTCAAGACCATCCACCATTTCATTTAGGAAGTAAAGAGTTTTGGGAAATTTCTAAAAATATGGGGTCTGATGATGAAGAAGAAGAATTTGATCCAAGTAAAACAAAAAAAGCGAATAAA